GCGCGCGCCGTTCCCCCCGAATCGAGGAGGCCCGCGTAAGCGGGGTTGGATGGAGTAGGACGGGGCGGCATCTCCGCTATCTTATTTTTTAAAGTCTACTTTCTCCCTCAACAGCATGAAAGAAGTTGAAGAGGTGATTGCAGATGCCGACGGCTGAGAGTGCAATAATCATAAATTTGCAGGATGCGACATTCGCTGTTCCAAGCGAGACGTATGGAGAAGTGATTGTCATCGGCGAGGATCCGAACAAGCTGACACTCTTCAATCAGGTGAAAACATACTACTCTCAGAGCGAGGTGGAAGCAGATTTCGGCCCCAATAGCCCGATATCTAAGGCCACAAGCAAGGTGTTCGCACAGGGTGTGCAGAGGGTTAAGGCTGTAAACGTGATGAAGGATGACGGAACTGGAAACGCAGTGGCAGACTATGCAACGGTTCTCGCCGATCTTGAAGACAAGAAGGTGGATTATGATATAATGGTCGTAACGATCGATGCGGCTGATGCAAATGCTCAAACAGTAGTGGATCATGCAGGAACTTATCGCAAGGTTCTCGTTCTGCAGTTCATCGGGACTGCAAGCGATGCTATCACAGCTTTCTCAGCACTTACAGCGAACGAGTATGTCTTCGCAGTGGCCCATGACGATTCAAGCCTGAGTGCGGGAGAGCTAAGCGGTGCGGTTGCTGGAGTAATAAGCAAGCTCCAGCCTTGGATTCCATGCGAATGGTACAATGTGCAGGGTGTGAAAGCAGCAGGCTACAAAGCGAGCGAGGTTGATCAGCTTGAGCAGAACAACATTGCAACTATCGTCGAGATAGGGAGAGCAGTCATATCAACAGCGAGAAGCCTTGACGGGAGCTGGATTGACATTCCAAGAACGAAGGCTTATCTCGCGACTGAGATAAAGAATGCTTTGATCAACCTGAAGCTCAAACTCGCAAACATGGGTTCAAAAATTCCATACACACCGCAGGGATTGAACATGATCAAGGCTACGATTGAGAAAGTGCTGAGAGTTGCTCAGAGCTTGGGGGCTCTGAGAGAGGATTATGTCGACTCAGAAGGAAAGCTCGTCAGGGGTTATGAGGTGCAGATGCCGAACTACGACGACATCAGCGATTCCGACAAGGCAAGCAGAATTCTTAGAAATGTTAAAGTTACGGCTTACCTAAGCGGAGCGATCAGCAAAATAACGCTCGATCTGATTATTACGCTGTGAGGTGGTGGAAATGGCTGAAGGGGCTGTTGAATTGAGAATTAAAGATGTTACCGTGTTCATAGACGGTGCTGAAGTCGAAGGCATTAAGGAGTTCGCGTTTACGCCTAAAGACGAGAATGTCAAGCCAGTCAAGGACTGGACAGGAAAGACAGTTGCTATTTCGATCACAGAAGATTACGACTACGAGGGGACTATCACGCTTCTTTCTTCGAGCAAGAATAACGCTCAGCTGATGGCAATAGCTTCGGCGAAGAGGGCTGTGCAGGTTGTAATAACCCCGAAAGATCCTGCCGTGGTCGGCTTCAAGAGCATCACAATGGACCAGACTTACTTCTTCTTCCCAGAGGTCAAACCCTCTGCCGAAGAGCCGCAGATTGAGTGGAAGTTCTGGGGAACAGGATTTAAGATGGAGTAATTTGGAGTAATTTACTTGACTTTCACTTATTTTTTAAGGTGAGATGATGGATGTGAAAATTGGTGATAGAATTTTCAAACTCGAGAAACCGAGTGGATACAAGCTACTGAAAGTTGTAGATCAAGGAAAAGATGCTGCTGACTTAATGCGGGATTTAATCTTAATCTGTGTCAAGGAGCCAAGCTTAACTACAGGAGAAGTTGAATCGATGGATGCAGAGACTTTTTTCACACTCTCTGCGAAAGTGAATGAGCTCTTGGCAGACGATCTAAAAAACTTGCAAGAGCTGATGAAATCGAACGTGAAGTGAGAGAAGAAATTTGGCTATATATCATCGCAAAAGAGCTGAAAATTGATATCGATGAAGTCAAAAGTTGGTCAGCTGAAAAGATTCTAAAGTGGTCGATTGCACTAAAAATAATGTCTAAAGAGATAAATAATGCTCTGAAATCCACGGAAAGTCCAAGAAGGCATTTGTTCGTTTTCAGATAATTTTTTATTCTTGGCAGGTCAATACGAGTTTTGTTGCCCAGCCTTCAATTCCACCATATTTTACCTTGTAGAACTCTCTTCCGTTGTATGTTTTCTTTTCCAGAACCTCGACTACAACATTATCACAGGCGGGTATCGTTCCAGCACGAGTCAAGGATCCTGGTTCTTTGAAGAGATTGATACCAGAACTTCTCCAGTAATCAGCATTGTTCGGATCGCAGCTGCAGACATTCACTCTAATTTTTTCAAGAGTTTTCTCCTGAGGTTCGCTGCATCCTGTAAAGAACAGTGCCAAAGCAATGAGTCCTATCACAACAGCTTCACGCCTCATATCTTTTCTTTTAAAGTCTATCAAATTTAACTCTATCGATGGAGGCTCTCAGAGGTCTTTATGTTGTTATTCAGCTCCGGGATCAGATAACTGATAAATTAAAGAACGTCAATCGAGCTGTTGATAGTGTAAAATCGAGGATAAACAGTCTGACTGAAGCTATCGAGCAGTATAAATGGGCTGTTGTTGGTGCTGGAGCTGCTTTATCAGCTTTTGCTTATGGTGGCTTCAGGTTTTTCAGTGATGCAACAAAAGAGCTTGCAAACTTTCAGGATGCAATGAGTATTTTCAGGGCCTATGCTGGAGAGAACGCTGATGCAATTCTCAAAGCGATGGAAGAAGCAGCTGAAGGAACGATTGACACAACTCAGATGATCCTGAATGCAAACAGAGCAATTGTGATGGGAATAGATCCTGAATACTTGCCAAGGATGATGAAAATAGCCAGAGCGGCAGCGAGAGCGATGGGAACAGATGTGCAGTATATGTTCGAAAGTATAGCCGTTGGATCAGCTCGACAGTCAAAGCTCATACTCGATAATCTGGGTATAATCGTTGACGCAGAAGCGGCTTATGAAAAATACGCAAAGCAGCTTGGTAAAACCGCAAATCAACTCACAGAAGCCGAGAAGAGACAGGCTTTTCTCAATGCTGTAATGGAGGCGGGAGAAAATCTTGTTAGAAAAGTCGATCTTTCTCAAGAAACGCTCAATGAGCAATTAATGAAATCGAGGGTTGCATGGACAGAATTCAAAAAAGCTCTTGCTGAAGGTGCTCTGCCAGTTATAACAGCTTTTACAGATAAACTCGAGAAACTCACAGCATGGCTGAAGGATTTACCTAAACCTGTTAAGGCAGTTGTAGGAACCCTTGGTGTTCTGGCTACTGGGGCCTCTGCTGTTGTAGGTCCGTTGTTGCTGCAAGCTGCAGCTCTTGCATATCTTAGAGTTCAGCTGATACAGCTCGGTGGTGTGTCAGGTATTATTGCAGGATTGAGAGCTGCGATGCTCGGTTTTGCAACTTCGATCTGGGCAGCGATAGCTCCCTTGCTACCGATAATAGCCATAATCGGTGCAGTAGTTGGGGCGATTCTATTGCTACAAGATGTACTCGTGAAGGGCTGGGAGGAATCTTATCTCGGCAAGTTTGTCGGCTGGCTGCTCGAAAAGCTTCCATTCTTCAAACCAGTTGCTGAAGCGGTTGCGGGAGCGATTGACTGGCTGAGAAGAGGTTTTGAGTGGCTGGCTGGTGAGATAAGAGGTTTTATCAACTGGATCCAGCAGGCCATCGACTCTCTCGGTCCTCTAAAGTTAGTCATTCTCGCCCCTGTCCTCAGCATATCCATCCTGACTCGGAGCTTTGGCACGCTGAGAAATGCTGCGGATTCAGCTCTCAGAGCTCTCAGAACAATCTGGGATAGCACGATTGGCTTTATAATCTCGAAGATAAGGGGGCTTATAGACTGGATCTGGAAGGGGATCGACTCTCTCGGTCCTCTAAAATATGCCTTCATTGGACCAATTGGAGCGATTATTCTCTTGGCTCAGAACTTTGACAAGCTGAAAGATATTGCAGTTTCAGCTCTCAAAGCACTCAGGATTATTTGGGATCGCACTATCGGAGCAATTATCTCAAAGATCGCCGAGTTCATTTCAATGCTTCAGAATGCTTGGAAAGCAGTTGCAGAGAATCCAATGTTCAAAGCGATAGGATTCGTCGCTGGCGGGATAAAATCGACTTTAGGAGTCTTCGCGAGGAAAAAGACTGAGGAGAGAACTATACAACTTGTCGAAACAAAGAAGAAAGAAGAGCTGCTCAGGAGAAACATAACTGAAGAAGAAATCCGCCGCAAAGCAGTAGAACAGTATGAATATATCAAATCGCTTAAGATTCGAGGAGTAACAAACGAGGACGAGATTAAAAGACGGCTTGAAACCGAATTCGGTGAAATAATTGTCAATCCTCAGATAATCCCCTATGTCGGCAGGCCGGAGTATGATAAAGAGTTCTACGAGGAGGGTTCGATTAAGCTCAAGTTGCAGGAACCGGTTTTCAAGCCGGAGGTAGAGGAACCGAAGCTACCTCGACTCGATAATCTGCTACTGCGAATTAGACCAGTCTTTGAAGCCATAAAGTTGCCAATTCTACACACTCAGGCTCTCATCAGACCAGTCATCGAACTGCCTCGACTCGATAATCTGCTGACTGGAGCTACTATGATCCAACCCCAGCAGGCAATATATCAGGTTAAGCACGAACACAGAATCATTCAGATCCCGAAGATTGAAATAAACGTTCAAGGAATCAAGGATCCCGAGAGAGTCGCTGAGTTGGTTGAAAGAAGATTGCAGAGGCAGTTTAACGCGATGGGGGTGTATTAAAATGGCTGAAGAGATCCAGCTCGGAGGACAGAAATTTATTGCCGTGGAGGTTGTGGATTTAACCCAATCAGCAGCAATCCCAGAGAAAAGAGTCGAGGATGGATATCCAGTTGCGGATCACATATTTTTCCAGCCTGCTGAATTCCAGCTCAACTTAACCCTGCTCGAAAACGAGATCTCAGCTCTAAGGCAGCTTTACGAATCAAAGCAAGTGACAACGCTTGTCTGCAAGGCTGGAGTTTTTGAAGATGTTGTCGTGAGAGAGCTCTCGATAACGCAAGGTGGCTCAAAGAACACATTCAGGGCAGTGGTGAGGGTGAAGCAGATTTTGAAGGCGAGGGCCAAAACAACAACAATCCCGCTCCCGGCCCTGCAGCTGACTCCCAGCGAAACTGAAGCTCCAGGGGGAAATACCGCTACCACACCACCCGCCCAAGAAGTCCCCTCAGCACCTCAAAAAGATAAAAAGAGCTGGCTTGACTCGATTCTGGGCTGGCTTGGCGGGCTGTTTGGAGGTGGTGGCTGATGCCAGTCGTGAATGTTTTCCCGTTCGATCAAAAGCTTGGATATCCGCAGAAACAGCTCGTTAAAATTGGCAACAAATCATATAGACTATTCTGGCGGTGGAACTATCAGGGAAACTTTGCAGTTTTGAGGATCCGCAGACTCGAGGATGACCAAATTGTCTTCGAGGGAAAGCTCACGGAGAACCCGTTTGAAGTCAGGGACCTTGCAACTTACGAGGTGCTGTTCACGATCCTGCCCTGGAAAGTGAGCAGCGACAAGGCGGAGGTGTGGGTGTTTGTCTGAGTTCTGGGACCGCTACGTGGAGCTGCAGGTCGGCTCTGTCATCATCACGCTTGACGATCTCGACATTGAGTTTGAGGTAGAGAACAACGAAGAATCATCAGCGGGAACTGCCGAAATCGCAGTTTACAATCTCGGACAGTCTAAGTCTGCGTTTAAGAAAGACGAGATGGTCCAGCTCAAAGCCGGCTACCGCAGCGATTACGGCATAATTTTCTATGGCAAGATAGACAAAGTTTGGGACGAACGGGACGGAGCGGATGTTAAAACTGTTCTGCAAGCTTCAGATCTGACAAAGCAGCTGTTCATGGCGAAGCCAATATGCAAGGTTTACCCCCGAGGGACCTCTATTGCGGCAATAGTTGCGGATCTCTTTGCCGAGGCTGGGATTCCACTCGGCAAAATCGATGATCCCGGCATTGTTCTTGAGAAAGACATGGTTTTCGGCGGGACAACAACCTCTACCCCACATGTAATCCTCACAGAGCAGATTCTGCCGCTCGTGAACGGTAACAGAGTTAAGGGCCTGCAGCTTGATGGAGCCCTTGCGAGGTTCGGCGAATTAACAGAGCTATACACAGCATTCGTTGGCCAGGACGGGATGGGCTATTTCGTAAAGAGAAGCTACAACGCTGAGGCGATAGTAATAGATTCTGAAAGCGGACTGATGGAGGTTCAGGATGTGAGCAGGGAGGGAGATACTGCAGCTTACAGAGTCCGCTGTATCTTCAACTGGAAGATAAGGCAGGGAACAATCGTGCAGCTGGATTCTATCACAGTTTCGGGCAACTTCAAGGTCACAAAGTTCAAGCATGTCTGCAAGGGAGAGGAGTATTACACAGAGATGGAGGTGGCCCCGCTGTGATCGAGCAGATCAGGAAGCTCATAGACATCAAGCTCGACAATCTGAACACAGTTGCTCTTGGCATCGTCACGCAGGTTGATTTGTCGAAGCTGAGATGCAACGTGAAGCTGAAGCACAGGATTCAGGGCAACGAGATTGAGCTATTTGACGTGCCGATTTCCTGTCTGAAGTCCTCCGCTGGAACTATATTGGTCTCTCCTACCGAGGGAGACGTAGTTTTGGTCCTGTTCTCAAAATACGAGCTTGAAGAGCAGCTGAAGAACAAAGATGTAGTCGATGTCAACGAGCTTCTGAAGTTCAATCTGAACAACGCGATTGTTGTGGCAGGGGTTTACACAGGCGTCGATACTATTCCAGCAATCGGCAAGGACGAGATCCTGATCGAGCACAAGTCAGGGAACCATATTAAATTCACGCAGGACGGCAGGATAATCATCAAGGGCGATGTTTACATCGATGGGGACCTTGATTTCAAAACTATAAGGGGAACAAACGCGAGTGATGGGGTCTGGCACAAACATTGAGTTTTAAAGTCTATTCTTTTCCAGTCTTACATGGATTTCAAGTTTGACGTGAACGGAGACCTCGTTATTGACAGCTTAAGGAGAATTCCCGTTGTTGACGGATTGGATAAGGTGAGGCAGGATATAGTCCACATTCTGAAGTGCGTCAAGGGGAGCGATGCTTTTCATCCTGAATTCGGCGTGGACTGGCTTAAAATCAAGCAGTCTGGCTATAACAGGCTGCTGATCGAGCACGAAATCAGAAAAGCTCTCTCAAGGCATGCTAAAATAAAGTCGATTGACAGAATAGAGATCTCGCAGCCAGACGCGAATCGCAGCGTGAGAATAAAGCTCTATCTCACACTTGATTCTGGAAAAATCGATGTTGAGGTGGTCGTATGAGCTACGGTGTAACGTCTACAGGATTTAGACCGAAACCGTTCAGTGTAATTCTCGAAGAGCTTAAGCAGCTCGCAAAGCAGGAGTTCGGCGAGGATATAGATTTGTCTGAAAACTCTCGACTGCTCAGATTCCTCGAAATCGTTGCGAAGAGAGAGGACGAGCTCTGGCAGATGGCTGAAGATGCATATTACGCTGGCTTCATCGATTTCGCAACGGGATCAAGTCTGGATTTTCTTGCGGCCCTTGTGGGCTATAAGAGGATTGAAGCGAGAAGGGCATCTGGAAGTGTGACATTCTCACGCTCAACCCCTGCAACGACAGACATCATAATTCCAAGAGGAACAAGAGTAGCTACTGCAGATGGGTCAGTTGTTTTCAAGACAACAGAAGCTGTAGTTCTCACGGCAGGAAGCACGAGCGTTGATGCTCCGATTGAAGCTGTTGAGGCGGGAGCAAACGGGAATGTTGCTGCTAACACGATAACAAAAATAGTTGATCCTATTTCAGGCATAGAGTCGGTCAACAACGAAAATCCCACATCTGGGGGCAGAGATGCAGAGACAGATGAGGAGTTCCGCTACAGGATCAAAACAACGATACAGAGCTTAGGAAAAGCAACGCTCGATGCAATTGTCGCGAGAGTGAGAAGCGTTGAAGGGGTAAGATCGGTCAAAATTGAGGAGAATGACACGATGGAGGATCACACGGCTGAAGGAGGACTACCGCCCAAGTCCTTCAGAGTTTTTGTCTTTGGTGGAGATGATAATGCAGTAGCCCAAGCAATATTCGATGCAAAGCCTGCAGGAGTCCAGCCATACGGCAGCGTTTCAGCAACAGCTTACGACATCGATGGAAACCCTCACGTGGTTTATTTTGAGAGGCCTACAGTGGTTGAGATATACATCGACGTGCAGGTTACAACTGACGGAACTGAAGTGACTGAGCAGGAGATCAAGGATGCGATCAAAGCGTACTTCGACACGCTTGAGCTCGGAGATGATGTGATCTACAACAAGGTCGTTGCGGCAGTTATGAGCGTTAAGGGAGTGGTGGACGCAAGCGTGAAGATAGACACAGCCTATCCACCAACTGGAACTTCGAATATCGAAATTGCGGACAGCGAGATAGCGGTGACGGATGACTCGAAGATAACGGTGACAATAATATGACAGCAGACAGGCTTGTAAAGCTGCTTTCAACTGCTTTCCGCAAGGATTCAGACTCGAACAACTACAAGCTGCTGAAAGTTGTAGATTCAGAGTTCAGCAACATCGAACAGGTGATAAGAGATGTAAAAAACGCTCACTTCGTTGACTACGCATTCGGGAAAAGTCTTGATTATATTGCGTCTCTCTTCAATCTGAGGAGGAGACAAAACGAGACAGATGATCAGTTCAGGACAAGGATAAAGCTCGCTTTTTCAAAAATCAGCAACATGGCTACGATCGATGATTTGAAAGAGATCATTGCTGCATCTCTCAATACTAAAACGAATAGGGTCAGGATAAGGGACCGCTATGATCTCGAACCTGCTCTGGTAGAGGTGTGGGTATGGCTTCAGGACCTCAACGCTGCCGGGCTGACGCTCGATGAGTTTCGGGAACTAATCAAAGCCGTGAAGCCCGCTGGAGTGCGGATTTTAGCTTACCAGAGCGGGACTTTCACATATCGCAGCATCGGCGAAACTTCAGACCCAACTAAGGGCTACAACGATCTGGCAAACAGCAATCCAGATGCAGGGACTTATGCGGGTCTGCTGACTTGATTTTTAAAGTCTATTGAGTGCGTTGGAACATGGAAATTAAGCAGCTCATAGAGTTGAAGAAAAGAGAGCTTGAAGAACTGAGAAAGAAGAGATACGAAATCGAAAAAGAGCTTGAAACAAAAGTCAAGGAATACGAAGCGCTGGAGAAAATTAAAAAGATAATTGAGGAGAATCCTGGAATTGGTGAGTATATCTCTGTAAATATTCCCATCCTTCAGAGAGGTGAGGTAGATGGCGATAACTCAAAAGTCAAGATGGGATGATGTCGGTGTTGAGCCTCCTGCTGGGGAAGCGAGATATGCTGCAGGGGAGCAGCCAATTGCTGAGTACGATAATTGGTTCAACAAGGCTGTCGTTGATGACATTGCAGCCCTCAATGCATGGCTCGACAACCTCGGCATAACGAAGGTTTACATTGACGCTGAGGCAAACAAGCCTGCAAGCGGAAAAACAACAGAACTGTTCATCGCGACAGACACGAACAAGATTTATCGTGGAACTGGGACAGGCTGGCAGGAATTAACAGTCGACTGGAATGCAATTCTCAATAAGCCGAGCACGTTCCCGAGCAAAGCGAGCCAGTTTACAGTTGATGCAAGCCTGATTCCCAACACAGACAATGCTTATGATTTGGGTTCATCGAGTTTGAGATGGAGAAATGGCTACTTTGTTAATATTGATGTAGGAGATATTGTGCTGAAGAATGGTATGATAATCACTGAAAGAGGAGATGATGTCATAATCAAGAATGCGAAGGGAGAAGTAGTTATGATTATAGAAAATGATGGAGGTGTTGTGATTGGTGGTGAATAAAGTGAGGCGCAAAACGATAGAGAGGATAGTGAAGGAAGTTGTGAAGGATGGGCTGGACATTGGAAGCAACACGATAAGGCTCAGAAGTACATACATCGATATGGATGGGAACAGAATAATAAACTTAGGTGCTCCCGTCGATGATAACGATGCGGTGAGAAAAATTGACCTTCAAGGTGCTGGGGTAAAGAAGCTTTCTGAGCTTGAGATTGACACAGACAAAGACTGGTTAGGATTCAGAATCAGAAACATTGGAGCTCCTCTGAGCGATACAGACGTTCCCCGTGCTCGTGCTGAAGATATCTTGTCTGGTGTTTTCGATGTTGCAAGAATACCAGATCTGAGTGCCAGCAAAATAACTACAGGTGTCTTCTCGCTTGACAGGATTCCAGTTATACCACGAACGAAGCTGGAGTACCCGACTGCGGATGTTAGTCTTGCCTATTTGGCGGCTATAGATAAAATTGTCCCGATGGAAGCTAATGACCTCAGCGATGCTCCACCAATGGTCAGAACGTCTGAC